TATAAAGAGTTTATACCAGATGCTTACATCTTTGATGAATATGACCCTGAAGCTCTATCAAACTGTATCGTTAGACAAAAAGGTGCCAGGCAGCATATGTTGTGCCCGTGGACAATGCTTATAGTCGACGATTGTATGGACGATCCTAGCGTGTTCAATAAACCACCACAGCCTGGTCTATTCAAGAACGGCCGACATTGGAAAATGTTGTACATAGTTTCACTTCAGTACGCTCTTGACGTAAAACCCCATATAAGATCAAACATTGATGGAGTCTTTATATTCAGAGAGTCAAATGTAGCCATACGCAAGAGGTTGTATGAAAATTATGCTGGTATCATACCATCTTTTAATTTATTTGAACAAATAATGGATACCATCACCGGTGACTACACGGCGTTGTACATACAAAATGCTACCAATACCAACGATTGGAAAGAGTGTGTTTTCTACTACAAGGCACCATTAATAGACAACTTTAAATTTGGTTGTCAAGAGTACCGTGGATATTCAGATAAAATTTTAACAAGAAAATAAATTTTTAATGCTCTTTTTGAGCATTAAAAATCTTAATTATTTAAACATCATATTTTTGGTCATTGATGACCTTCATTTCTTCTATTAACTCGCATTCAAGTCTATGTTATTACCCTCGAAAGTGACACCTTTAGACTTAAGGTTATTCAATTTCTTGGATAATGCAAACCTTAAATTTTTTAATCTTTGACGAGTCTCCAACCTTCTTTTTTATGGTTAAAATGTACTCGTTTTTACACTCTTCGTATATATCCTTTAATGGTACACCATAGGATTCAACGGTGTATTTAATTCCTTCATTTAGCTCTTGAAGTTTTTGGTCCAATTCAAGCATTTCCACCACTTTCAACGCAGAGTTTTCTTTAGCAATTTTTAATTTTGAACCTTCACCTATTTCAACACACTTTTCAAATGTACAACTGACTTGGAAAGTAGGATGGTGATCTTCACCACGTTTTTTTAAAGTTTCAAAATATGGAGGGGTCAACTTTAATTTTTGACAGTATAGATTAATTTTCGAAATAGAAGTCATTTCCATCTTTATTGTATTAGTTTTTTTATTTAAAAATTTCATTTTTTTCTTTAATGGCTTTTAAAGCCATAAAAGAAAGATGGGAAAAAGGATATGGAAGGTTGGTAGTAATGGTTTATTTCAACTTAAAATAATTCTCTTCTACATGTAAACGTAAACTCATTCGGAACCTTTGTGTACTTTACTCGCTTCTTTTTAGGTGCATTTGTACTGGATTCTGGAATTGGATTGTTTGGTGTTTTGTTAAGGTCAACTTTACTCAAGTCGATTACCAACTCTTGAGCTTCTTTTTCATGTTTGTTGATCATTTTTACGACTTTAATCATATTATTCAAATTTGAAGCTTCTTCGAGCAATAACAAATCCAATATTTTTTCTGGAGTGACAATGCCTTTATTTATTAGTTTATTTTTAATGAAGAGGTACACTCGTTGATCAATTTGTACAACAGTTTGTAAATTTTCTGGTAAAAGGGACCTTTGTTTTCTCTTATCGTATTCCTGGAAGATTAGATCCACAAGTTTTGAAATGTTTTCATCGTGTAGGTTAAAGGTAGAAATATACTGCGGATACAATTGTTTTAGCAACTCGATCATTTCCTGGTTGTTTTGAGTTTTAAGTTGAAGATATCTATATGGAATACTTTGCTCGTTGTTTCGAACCTTAAAAAGTTTGATATATTCTTCGTTCATAATCCGGTATTGAGACCCACTAATATGAGTCAATAGAATTCCTTGATAGTCAAATGGATACTTTAAACCTTTCACAAAGCCAAAAATGGAAGTTATGGTCATGTCTTCAAATTTTGGTTTGGGTAAACCATCAATTTTTAAACAAGCGTCTTCTGGATCTGTTGAACCAAGAAAATACACCTTTTTCAAACCTTTAGGAGAGCATACAAAACGGGTATTTTCATCAGCCATCAACATAAAGGTATATTGGCATCTTAAATTCAATCTAGTGAACAAGTCTTTCAGATACAGGTTGTAATTCTCCTTTAAAGCATTCTCAAATAAATCCTTAAAAGAATTGTTTGAACCCCATTTGGACCTTCCGGAATCTAATTTTCTATGGGTTGAAATGTACCATTTTCCATGATAAAAAATTCGAATAACCGTTCCTTCAAAAGAGTACCCAACATCCATATCTTCAAGTTTATGATTTAATTCGGTCATCTTCTCCATAAATTTATTTTCGTCGTTTTCAGAGTATTCATAAGGAAAAACTCCACCATTACAAACAACCCGGTTGGTTTTTTTATCAATTATGGTTCCACGAATCTTACGAAGTTCATCTTCTGGTAAGTCTTGATAAAGACTGGTTTCAACTGTCTCGAATCGCTGGTCTCTTTTAGGAGACAAAGACTCAAAGCAGTTTTGTATAGTAGCACATTGAAGAATCAATTCTTGGTCAGAATCGACAATTTCAATAGTAGAGGTAGTCTCTTTAATAGTAGCCATTGTAAGCTTTATTTAACTTTATTTTTTAAATTTAAAATCAAATTTCTGCACTTTTGAAAACTCGATTGACCAAGAAGATACTGTACTTTCAAATATTAATTTTTAATGCTTTCAAAAAAGCATTAAAAATTTTAATTTACTATAAATTTTTGAACTTTAATGAGAGCTTCATAGGTATTTTTGCATTCGTCAATATTTACGAATGTAGGGTTGTTTGTATGCTTGGTTTTCTTAAACCGTTTTAACAATTCAACACTTGTTATATTAACCTTTACTGGGAAAATTAAATTTTTAAAGTCCTTGTTAACCAACAAGTCTTCTATCTCAAGACTAAAAAAATATGATTGATTAAACTTTAACTCTTTCAAGTTTATATTAATGGACGTTTCTTCCCTAAATTCTCGCATCAATGTGAAAATTATAGATTCGTTGTTGTGACTGTGACCACCCGGAAATATATAAATTGGTGGCGTTGGTGCTTTTAAACCAAAAAAAATATTTTTATCAAAGTTGTGGTTCGAATTAATCATTGTTTTTATTTTTTCCAATTCGGTGGTGTATAACGTCTTCAGTAGATTATAATTTATTCTTTTAAATTTAAGGTCTTTCACAACCTTTGTGAAATGAAAAGATTGTGTTCTCTCTAACAGTAAGACTGTATGGTCAGATGTAATCAACATAAGGTTAAGAGATGTGTTTGTACATTCCGTCCCAAAAAATCTATTGAGTGTGGAAGAATTCACCTTAAATTTGGCAATTGTTCTTTTTTCGTACCGACCCACTATTATTCCTTTTTTTATTTTTTCAAGGTTGAGGTGTTCCATACTATATCTTTTTTATTTATTTTAAATTTTCGTTTCAATTTCGTGAACGATCGAATTAGATTGTTTTTCTCCCTTTATAAGAATATTTTTATTATTATTTAAGATTTAAAAGGACCACAACTACGTTGAAATTTGAATATAAACAAATTTGGTATATAATAAAGGATGACGATAAATATGGATATCTTGGAGCTCAATTCAAAGATTCAAAGTTTCATAATCGAAGAAACCATTAATCTGGAAAGATTTGAAAAGACCTTGAGAAAGGTAAATTTGTTATTAAATGGTAATTTTAACCTTCGGCATCGTATAATTTATAGACTTACCTGTTTAAGAGAAGAATTAACCATTAAAATTCGGGAATTTGAAAATCTCAAGTATTTTATTATAGACGTTGCACCTATCATAGAAAAATATAATTCTTTGAATAAACAAACAATGGTTATACCATTCTTTAATTCAAATAGAAAAAATTTAAAGGAACACTCGGCCAAAAAAGATGAAGTCAAAAAAGAATTTATTCAAAAATTAAAGGAGTATACAATCCTTAAAAATTTTGAATTCATGATAAGGTCTACAAACAACTCAATCAAAACTAGTCCTCCACCGTGCGTGTGTGGAAACAAAACAGAGTTTATCAAAGATGACGATAGAGCCGTGTGTGCTGTGTGTTCAACAGAGCAATCGCTCATATCAAACACGTCATCGTTCTCAGACGTGGGTAGGGTCAATATGGCCAGCAAGTACACTTACAATAGAAAGGTACACTTTAGGGACTGTATTATCCAATACCAGGGCAAGCAGAAAACAAACATCCCAGAAGAAATTTACACCATAGTAGAAGTTAAATTGATTGAAAAGAAAATCATTAGTGTTGATGATAGCCTTAAAAAAGAAAAGCGTTATGAAAAGGTTACTAGAGCCACAATTTTAGATATTTTAAAGGAATTGGATTCAAAAGACGTTAAAAAATATTACGACGATATTGTTCTGATCCACCATGCTTTGACAGGACAACCATGTGACAATATAGAATATTTGGAAGACGCCTTATTGGAAGACTTTGATAAGCTTACGGAAACCTATGACAATGTATACACAGTGGTTGATGGTGAAAAGGCATCAAAAAGAAAAAATTTTATTAATGCTCAGTTTGTCCTTTATCAACTTTTAAAGAGACATGGGCATCCATGTCACGAAATGGATTTCTTAACGTTAAAAACATCGGAAAGAAAAAGGTTCCATCACACCATATGTAAAGAGCTGTTTACAACTCTTGGATGGAAGTACTCGTATTCAATTTAAATATTTTTAATGCTTCAAATAAGCATTAACGCCAATCTCAGAGGGAAAATGAGTTAACCGTTAATGGAAGAATGACACCTGAATATATAGAGTTTGCAAAAAATGAAAAATGGAAAAAGTAGGGTTGTTACTTACTTAAAAACATACAACTATAAAAATTGAAGAAGCAGTCAAAACCTTCAACAAAATTCGGGGGTTTTAAAGGTAACCGGGATCATAGATAAAGAAACAATAGATTTTATAAATCATCTAAAGTAGAATCATTTGAGATGGTAAAGTTCCAACCATCAAAATTTTGCAACTCTATAAC